TGATGTACTTCTTTGTTTTGGTAACTAGCCACTGTATAGATAGGCGATATGACAACAAGCATCAGTGCGATTACGCCGAATAATCGCAGTATTCCAGCAATAAAGATATCGAACCAATCCATATTTTTAAGTTTTTTAATCATCATTGTCATCTCCTGTATCAATCAAAAAAAGTACCTGTCTCAACATACTCTTTAACTGTTGTTCATTTAGACTGGCTAACATAGGGCTGTAAAATTCACTATCTTCATCTTTAACAGTTTTAATAAAACAGCCTTCAATCTCAGCTTTTTCTTCTGGCGTTCCATTTTTATACGTCTTAAATACCTCGGTGTGCTTTTCTGGTAATTTCATTTTAGGTGTATTAAACATTATTATCTCCCCTCTTTAATGATTTTATTTCTTTTCGAACAAAGAACCTAATACTTCTTCACTAGGTCTTTCGAATAAGGTCACTTTAGAATTATTAGTGTAGTAAACAATAGGTGTATTTTGTGACTCATATTTCTCTTTCGCTTCTTCTTTACTCTCTGCCTCAACAACTGTAAACCTTTGATTACTCTTAGCTTTAGTTATGTGTGTATGTTTACGTCCTGTTGAATCTTTGAATGTTGTGACTAAGTATTGCGTCACTTCCCCAAAACCTCCTTGACTCGATCTAAGATGTCTTTACACTCCGCTACTTCCGAAGCCTTTTGCTCCACGTTCTGAAACACTCTCGAATTCCTCCACTTGCTTTAGTTCAGGTGTCCATATAGGCACGATAACCAATTGAGCTAGTTTGTCGCCTTTATATATTTCGTAATAATCATTTATAGTAAAAGGTTTTTTCTTAGCATTATTTACAAAAGAATTTTCCATTTCTCCTTGTATATCAAAACACTGTTCGTTAGTTGTTAAATATACTTGTGCATCATTCTTGATATTAATCCCCAAATTACCATGATATCCCGCGTCTATCTTGCCTGTTTCAATCACTAAATGCGTTTTACTACTTACACCACTACGGCTAGTTAATAGTCCGACATAGCCCTCTGGTATGCTTACAGCTACATCTGTTTTGATCACTGCCTTTTCTTGTGGCTCAAGTACGACAGTTTCAGCTGAGAATATGTCATAACCTGCATCCGTCTTATGATTTCGTTCGGGCATTCTAGCATTTTCTGATAATAGTTTTACTTGTAATGTGTTAGTCATTTTCCTGTTCCTCCTCATATTTATAGACCACTTGACTTACCATAATACCTACTGCTTCATCAAGATAAATATCTTCTTTGAGTGCATCTTGCATAGCATTAGGTAAACCCTCAAGTATTTCATCAAACGCTTGCGCTTTCTTATACACGTCCTCAATCTCTTTTAGCAATCCCTCTGTGTCATTGCCGTTATACGCACTAGCACTTATAACGGATTGTTCTATTTGTTCACGGTTATTCATCATTTCCATCTCCTCTAAAATAAAGTTAGTTGCTTCTGTTCCTCGTATTCCAAACCATGTTGCTTTATATATATTTCGAGCTCTTCAGCAGTATCAAATGTCTTTTTCACACCTTGCCAACCTGGCACGATATGCCCATGAAAATAATAAATGTCATTCACTACATGGATATGTGCCACTCGCTCGTTATCCTGATACAGATATCTTTTAGAGCCGAAAAATTGGTTTAAGCGTTCTTTACGTGCGCTATCTGTCATGGTCGTCACTCCTTTTAACAATTAGGCAGTCCAAACGACATGCATTCGTAATATAGTTCTTCATTCCTTATGCTTGTCTTATAGTTCTCAATCACATTGCTAACTTCTTTATGACTCATTGCTTTAACTTGTTCGTCTGTATATTTTTCGCAGTCTTCTAATTCCAGTTGCTCCTGTAATGACATTACGTAATCAACTTGTTTTTGCGTTGCCATCGTTACCCCTCCCACAAGTCAAACACTCTATCGACGTAAAACTTCGCCTTTGCTAAATCCTCATGACCATTCTTTAACGGTGCTCTAGACAAGTATTTGATTGCATTACCTATTGCGAATGCTAATTGTGGTGGATACTGTGCCGTAACTTGTTCGATGAAATCTATAATTTCAATGTCGCCGTATGTGTAATGCGCAGGTTGTTTAACATTGTCTTGTGTTTCATTCATATCTACTTTTCTGTTACTGATTATGCTCATTATGCTTCACTCCATTTCTTGAACATTTGGTTATAAGTGACATCGAACCAGTACGGATCACGTGAATGTTTTTGAGGCGTTCCATCATAAAGCCATGGTCTTAATCTTCTCTTTCTTTCCTCTTCATATTCCGCTCTCACATTTCGTTGGTATCGGTTCAAAATCGCTTTTTTTCTGATTTTTTCTCTCCCTTTTTCTTCATCTTTTATTTGACTCTTCATATATTCAACTTCATCTTTAGATTTTGAGTCCTTTCTTCCACACAATAATTCATCGCCGCGCATTTTATGTTTGTATCTATATCTAAGAAGTTCTGGAGATATATGATATTTTTCTGAAACTTCTCTCAATGTCATTAGTTTTCCTTTAATACGCACTCTTATAACTTTTCTTCTAGCCATCATTCCACCTCTAAATCTAAAACCTTGATATTTATAACGTTATATTTTAATAGTTCACCTGGATTATTAAATAAATAGTCCGCCAAATTTTCTTTTTCTTTATCAATCTGATTGTAATTAACACTTTCGACTTCTGTAGGAATTCTAATGTCAACAGAAGCATTGATATAAGCTTGATGTTGCATGCAATCACACTCCTAATCCTTCATATAAAACGGAGAAGTAAACCCGTCACTATTCAAATTCAATCCTTTTGCCCAATCAACAGGCTTATTCATGATAGTTTCGATTTCCTTAAGTCCATTTGAACCTCTAGGTATTTCTACAATTACTTCATCATGGACATGGCCAACTATTTTAAAACCTGATGCTTCAAGCCTTGCTATAGAAATCGCAAGTAAATCCCTTGCAGTTGCTTGAACAATATTCTCGACTAACTTCCCACCATACGTTTTTAACTTTGACCATTTACGGTTAAGATCTAACCCCATAAATTCAACAACTTGACTACCCCAACTATTTTCACCAACTAAAGCTTTTGGATAAGCTAAAGCTCTTCCACTAGGCAGTTCAATCATTAGAAAACCTTTTTTCATATAAAATCTAAGTCCATGTGTATGATGCGTCTTTCGGGATTTTACAGTATTAATTGCAGCCTCTTGGCAAGCCTTCCAAAAATTAACTATGTTAGGATTTGCGTTACGCCAACTATCAACTAAACCTTGTAATTCATTTTCTTCAATGCCCATTTCCAATGCACCCATCGCTTTTAAAGCTCCAGCGCCACCTTGATAGCCTAAAGCTAATTCGGACACTTTTCCTTTTTGTCTGAGAGGGTCGCCTTTAGTTATGCTTTCTACCGGTACATTAAACATTTGAGAAGCCGATGCTTCATATATCTTTCCGTGTGTGTTGAACACATCTAAACGCCATTGTTCTTTTGCATACCATGCTATGACTCTTGCCTCTATTGCAGAAAAATCACTTACTGCTAGTTCATTACCTTCTTCAGCAGTAAATGTCGTCCTAACTAATTGACTTAATAAGTCTTGAGGATGAACATTGAGTAATAAATCTAAATCGTCAAAACGTTGTTCTTTAATAAGATCTCTTGCTATTTCTAATTCAGTATCTGAAATATAATGCTTTGTTAAATTCTGAAGTTGTACACCTCTACCTGCCCATCTTCCAGTACCGGCACCGTAGAATTGAAACAGACCTCTTACCCGTTCATCACTGCACATCATGTCATGCATTTTGTTGTATTTTTTCACACTGGTTTTAGACATTTGCAATCTAATTTCTAGCATTTTTTTAGCTTTTCCTGTTGCTACTTTTAAGTAATCCTGAACCGTTTTCTTTTGTAAATTAGGTATATCTAATCCTTGTTCATCCTTTAACCAAGCCAATAACTGTGTAGGACTATTAGGATTTTCTAAACCTGTTATATGTTTAGCTTGTTTAAGCAATTCTTCTTTACTCTGCTTATCGAGCACATTAGCTCCTAACATCAATGATTTAGAAAGCTTAATACCTCTGTCGTTTATATGTTGGTCAAAAACCCAATATGCTTGTTCAATTACAGTTACTGGAAAGTCTTTAATTTTATTAGCAATTGTCATTTCTACTTCTACATCTCGAATACAGTAATCTATAAATTGTTGCCATTTTTCAAGATCATGTTCAGGCAAGTTTCTTGTTCTTCCTCCATTAACTTTTGTTGGTTTACAAGGTATAGAGAAATAACGAATTAAATTTTTACCTGCTTTATCTTTTTGGTTTTGTAGTCTTAAAACTTCTCCAACTTTATCAAGCGAAGCAGGTAAGCCAATACGCATTGAATTAACCATTGTGCAAATCCATTCTTCAGGTGGCATCTGTTTATTAAAATATTTAGCAAGACAAGTTCTTTCGAAATTAGCATTGAATGCATACTTTTTTACAGCAGGGTCAAATAGAGCAATTTTAAACGTCTCATAATCAGCGTGGAAAGGCTCAGTATCTACTTTAGTCATGTCAATCGCACTAATCGCTCCACCATCTATTGAATAAGCTATAATTAAGATTTCGAAATCTTCAGCTTCTGTGTATTTATAGACACCACATTTCGAAATATCGTTACTGCTATATGTTTCAATATCTATATTCATAAATTTCAAATTCTTGACACCTCAATTTCTTTAAAATTAAAGTGGGGCTAAAAACCCCACCTATTGACTTATAAGAAATCCTCATCATCAGTGTCTAATTCATCGAAATCATCTTCTGCTGCACTTGCACCGCCAAGAGGTTCGCCTTTTTCTACAAGT